AATAGGGTCACTGCCATTGCAGGTGAACAAGCAACAGGAAAGACCTTTTATGCAATTGGTATCGCTAAAAACTTTCTTGATAATAATCCTAACGGTGCAGTTTTCTATTTTGATAGTGAAGCCGCTGCTACAGGAGATCTATTCAAGAACCGTGGACTCGATGCAAACCGAGTATGGCATTTCCCAGTAGATACTATTGAGGAGTTTCGTACTCAGATTATTCGTATCCTTGATAATCTTCTTAAGACAAAAGAAGAAGATAGACAACCCCTGTTGATTGTGCTTGATTCCCTTGGTATGCTAGCATCGTCAAAGGAACTGGAGGATGCTCTTGCTGACAAGCAGGTTCGTGACATGACTAAGACCCAATCGATCAAGTCAGTATTTCGAATCATCACCAGCAAACTGGGTAAACTGAAAGTTCCCATGATCGTTACCAACCACACCTACAAGACCATGAACATGTATGGTGATCAATCTGAGATGGGTGGTGGTAGTGGTCTTAAGTATGCCGCATCTACAATCATGTACTTGTCTAAATCTAAAGAGAAGGATGGTACTGATGTTGTAGGTAACATCATCAAAGTGAAAGCAAACAAGTCACGTTTCACTAAGGAGAACTCTCAAGTTGCAACACGTCTTTTCTTCGATGCCCGTGGACTGGACAAGTATTACGGACTACTGGAACTGGGTGAGAAGTACGGAGTATTCACTAGGAAGGGCAATCGTGTCGTTGTTGGTGAATCCTCTGTTTATCCTTCTGTTATTCTTGCCGATCCCGAGAAATACTTCACGGAAGAAGTAATGGAGAAACTTGACTGGGCAGCATCACAAGAGTTTAAGTATGGAACTGAAACGAATTGATGATTACATTAAGGTTTACGATAACGTAATTCCTAAACCCATATGCGATAAGATTATTGAACACTACAATCAATCTAATCCAGAGTTTGTAGATAATGATCTTAGACCCAAGTTTCATCATCTCACATTGCCACCAGATATGTCTAAGAATCTTTTAGAGATTGTTAGGGAGTATCTGGTTAGATATGCTGGCAGTACTGGGTTGACAGAATGGATACCCCAGCAGTATGCTGTTGAGGACTTTAGAGTAAAGAGGTACAGAGCAGGAACAGATGATCAGTTTGCTCCTCACGTTGATGTTGGTGATCATGCAAGTGCCAGAAGATTTCTGGCATTCTTCATGTACTTAAATACATTAGACAAAGGTGGTGAAACTGAATTTGTTTCCATCAATAAAAGAGTAAAACCGAAACAGGGTCGCCTGTTAATTTTTCCACCACTCTGGAATTACCCACACCAGGGTAAACCTGCAGTGAGTGATGACAAGTACATCGTAGGATCTTATTTGCATTACATATGAACTCACTTGAATTCACAATTTTAAAGAACCTTGTCACCAATGATGAGTATCGCCGTCAGGTATATCCATACCTGAAGAAATCATACTTTGAGAATCACGAGGTTCAAGTCCTTTATGGATTGATCAGTGAATTCATTTCAAAGTATGAGAAGTGTCCTACCAAAGAATCCCTTCACGTTGATCTTCAGAATACAAAGTCATTAACTGAAAGTGACTTTCAAAATGTAACCACTCTTATTAATAATCTTAATGAAGAGAAAGTTGATCAGCAATGGTTAACAGATTCAACTGAAGAGTGGTGTCGCAATCGTGCCATCTATCTCTCTCTGCTTGAGAGTATTAAGATTGCAGATGGTAATGATCAAGAGAAAGAGATGGGAGCAATCCCATCAATTCTTCAAGATGCAATTGCTGTATCATTTGACAATAGGATTGGTCACAACTATCTTGAAGATTTCTCAGAACGATTTGACTCTTACACTAGAGTAGAATCTAAGATACCTTTTGATCTTCAGTTATTCAATAAGATCACCAAAGGTGGTCTGCCAAACAAAACATTAAATATTGCACTTGCTGGCACTGGTGTTGGTAAGTCCTTGTTTATGTGTCACGTTGCTGCTGCAACATTGCTGCAGGGTAAGAACGTCCTCTACATCACATGTGAGATGTCAGAGGAGAAGATTGCAGAACGTATTGATGCTAATCTTTTGGGAGTTCCTATTCAAGATCTAGCTAGTTTGCCTAGACAGATGTTTGAGAATAAGGTAGCGAACCTAAGTAAGAAGACCAATGGAAAACTTATCATTAAAGAGTATCCAACTGCTTCCGCTCATGTGGGACATTTTAGGTCTCTTCTTAATGATCTGTCTCTCAAGAGGAGTTTTCGACCAGATATTATCTTTGTGGATTACCTTAATATATGTACCTCACAAAGATTTAAAGCAAGTTTTGTCAACTCGTACACCCTCGTTAAGGGTATCGCTGAAGAACTTCGTGGTCTCGCTGTTGAGTTCAATGTTCCTATTGTTTCAGCAACACAAACCACTCGCTCTGGTTATGGTAGCAGCGATGTTGATATCACTGATACTAGTGAATCCTTTGGTCTGCCTGCTACTGCTGACCTTATGTTTGCCCTTATTAGCACGGAAGAATCCGAACAACTTGGACAAATTCTTGTAAAACAATTGAAGAACCGCTACAACGATCTCACTGTTCATAAAAGATTTGCAGTGGGTATTGACAGATCGAAGATGAGGTTGTATGATGTTGAGCAATCGGCACAACACGACATCCTCGATACCAAACACGAGGAGTTCGAATACTCCGATCACTCTGAAAACATTCTCTCCAAATTTAGTAAATTTTCTGATTTAAAAGTATGAGCAAGATTAATTTTGATCGTTATGAAGAATTCGTTTCGGCAGTTACTTCTGACTGTTCAACGAACTTTGTTGACTTCGCTGATCGTATTGGCGAGTTGGATCGTGAGGGTGCCAATATTGAGCGTCTCCTTACTGCTGGCGTTGGGATTAATGCTGAAGGTGGTGAGTTCCTTGAGATCATTAAGAAGATGGTATTCCAGGGTAAACCTTGGAATCGGGATAATCGAGAGCATCTCATTATTGAGTTGGGTGACATTATGTGGTATGTCGCACAAGCAACCATGGCATTGGGTGTCTCGTTTGATGATGTGATTGCCACCAACGTTAAGAAACTTGAGAAGCGTTATCCTGGTGGATCCTTTGATGTTTATCACTCAGAGAATCGTGCGGCGGGTGACCGCTAACAAATAAATACTCATAAACAGTGTTTATGAGATGGCATTAAGAGTAGTTAATACCAATACTGTATTGCAGGAACTCAAAGATCCTGGGCAAAAAAATAAAACAACTTACGGTATGAATCATCACCGTAAGTTTACTTTTAAGAATGTAAAAAACAACATTATAAGAGCAACTTTTTTTGCCCAGCAAGTTTCTTTCGAACAGTTTGTTTCCAATGTCCAGGCACTTAATAACTTTTTATCTCAATCAACTACTGTATCATTAGAAAACTCTGATAGTACTACCTACTTGATGAAAGTAAAAAAGAGACCAGATCGTGGAGATGTATTAGTTTATTTTAATTATGTTGCTGGATCTCTATCTGATACGATTAATGAGGGACAGCTCTACGAACGGCAAATGATTACCAAATTAAATAGAGCTGGATACACTCAACAAACCGAACCAGATACTGGACTCGGAGATCCAGATGTAATCATTAATGCTAAAGGTGTTACTGTTGGTGTTGAGTTAAAAGAAAAACCAGGAGCAGCATTTGGGTCTGCAACATTAACATATAGTAATGGGTGGAAATTAAAACCATCAACAAAACAAAATCCTGCAATCCCATCCATTGTCAATACAAGTCAAATCTTGACTAAAGTAAATGAAAAATGGGATATTGCCTCTAAGGGGTTAGTTTCTGCTGATGTAACCAGGGCAAGTAAAACCCTGCAGGGAATTTTAGGTGAAGTACGAGTTAAAATTGATGCATCAGATATTAGAAAGTACTATAAAAAATGTGACTACATTCAAATCAAAGGTAAAGGATTTTACAAACTAACAGCAAATGATCCGCTTAATTGTGGTGCTACTTTATTTTCTCCAACGGACTCTTACATAAGAGTTAGAGTTCAAGATAAGTCCAATGTTTATCGATTTGCTCTGGAGTTATATATTGGTGCAGTTGTTGTTAGTTCTGTTCGTCTTGGTCTTGATGATGATAATTTTAATTTTCTTAAGTAATAAATAAAAATAAAACGATTGATGAAGTTTACTAATTTCAATACGAAAGCAACACAGACCTCGTACAGACATGGAAATCTGTACGAGGTTGGTTCGTATGTACAGAATTCTGATGGAGCGATTGGTAAAGTCCATCGTCGTGGTCCTAACTATGTGATTGCTATCACTGAGGAAGGTGACATGTTTAGGTCATGGGTTACTGATATCAAAGAATATAAACAGTGGAATACTTCAGGAACAAAAGCGGATAACCGTTTAGTGGGTAGTCCTCAGATTGTAAAGTTCACTCAAGAAATGTGCCCTGGATCTGATTATGATATGTGGAAGAAACCTTCGGAAGTCAAGCAACGTATAAATAAAACTAAACCGATTAAAGAAGAGAAGATGAATACCACTGTAGAATTATCAGCGTGGATGCTTGGGTTGAATGTCTCTGAGCAAAGAGAGATTGCATCTAAAGTAGATAGAATTATTGTAGAGAATACTACAGATGATGACTTGATTGAAGCAATCGACACTCA